CTGACCCCCGCGGCGCTGACCGGCGCGCACCGTCCGGTTTTGGCGCTGAGACTGGTTACGATGTGGATGCCTCCCCCGGCCCGCAACGTCGCCAGTTCCAGCACAAGCCGCGCCGCGTCATCCCTGATTGCGGTTGTCACGGCTACGACCTCCACGGCGTCATGTACACACGCTGCGAGGCGCATCGGCCGGCTGGCAGTCGCGATTGCGGCCCGGTGCGCGGCGCTTGCGTGGCCTGCGTGATTGGTGCTTGACAATATACCAGAAAGGTATTATGATCATATCATGGCGCAAGAGCAACAGACCTACGTTTACAACGTCCGGTTCCCCGGCGAAATGCAAGACCAAATGCAGCAGGCAGCGGAGGAACAGCGGCGCAGCCTTAACGGGCTGATTGTTCGTGCCGTGGAAATCTACCTGCAAGAGCATGACCGGCGGCGAGGGAGAAACAACCTGGAAGCGCAAGAGGATGAATAGCATGACAGACAATCAAAAGCCGGACTTTCAGATATTGCCGACGTTGGGGATTAAGTGCTATCTGTATGACGGCGGTTCTGTTATCCTTGAGCAGCATGATCCGTATGCAGAAGAAACCCCGATGATTGAAATTCCAGCTCATTACCTTGACACGGTTATCGTGTGGCTCACGCAAGCGAAGAAAATGGAATAACCATGTCATGGGTTCGTCTTGACGATCAATTCCCCGATCATCCAAAGGTTGCCAGCCTGAGCAACGATGCGTTTTGCCTTCACGTCACAGCAATGTGTTGGACGGCAAAACAGCAAACCGATGGCAAATTGCCATCACGTTTGCTATCACGTTTGGCATGGCGTTGCCAAGACCCTGCTATGGCAAAAGAGGAACTTGTTACAGCGGGCGTTTGGGACGTTGACCCGGTGGACGGCTGGAATATCCATGATTATGGTGAGTACAACCCAACAAAGGTTGTTTCTGAGGAACTTTCAGCCATTAGAAGTCAAGCGGGTAAGGCAGGCGCAGCAAAACGATGGCAACTTGCTAAGCAAACTGATAGCAAACAGCATGGCAAAACTATGCCCCCTACCCCATCCCCTTCCCCTTCTGATAGAGATGAGGGGAAAGGCGACCCGCCTGCTGTCATCGACAACCCGATACCGGAAAATGACCCGGAATTCAAGGCAGCTATTTCCAAGCTGGAACACGCCAAGATCGGCAGCATGACCGGAGCGGCGTTATTGGAGCTTGGTGCGCTGTGGCCTGACCTGACCAATGGCCGGCGGGCGTGGCTGGACGATGCAATCCGGGTAGCGCAGGCAAGCAAAGCAAGGTCGCCGGTATACGCCCTGCGGGTGTTGGCAAATGCGATACAGAGCAACGAGCAGCCGGGGCAGGTTCCAGAACGCAAGACGACCCGGCGCGGCGGCGTTGACGACGCCACGTTAGACAGGCTGATGCAGGAGGCATTACAGAATGGCAACCAATGACACCGTGGTTCGGGCAGTCAAACACATACTGACGGCATATCCGAAGGAGCGCGCCAAGCTGGGCCAGGACGAGATCAAGAGCATGTTCGAGATTTGGCCGCAATACCTGAGCGACCTGGACGAAACGCTATTGATGGCGGCTGTACAGGAGCACGTCACACATTCGCAGTGGTTGCCGTCCATTGCGGAGATACGCCAAGCCGCGGTCAGTCTCATGCGGCAGGCGTCACCGGCTGGGCAGTCAGCGATTGACGCCTGGGGCGACGTGAAGCAGGCAATCGCCCGCGTCGGCTCCTACAACGTGCCATCATTCGATAATCCCATTACGGCGAACGTCGTCAAACGCATGGGCTGGCGTGAAATCTGCCTGAGCGAAGACCCGGAAGGTGTGATCCGTGCGCAGTTTGAACGGTACTACAACGAGCAGATAGGACGTGCCGAACGTAGCGCCGCACAATCGCCGGCAGTTCAGGCGTTCGTCGCCAGTATCGCCGCTGACCGTTTCGCAGAACTTCCGGCTCCACGAGCCGCCGATGTTATCGCAGATGTAGCCGGACGGCTCGCCAGCCCTGAGCGCGACATGCGCATCGAATTCGAGGAATTGGGATACTAGGAGATCACCATGAACAGTTATCAAGAATTCCTACTCAGCAAGCGATACATGGTATCGGACAGCGGCGTCACGGTTTCACCCGATGACATTCACCCGCACCTGTTCGGTTTTCAGCGCGACCTCACTCGCTGGGCGCTGCGGAAGGGGCGCGCCGCGATCTTTGCTGACACCGGTCTGGGTAAGACTTTCATGCAGATCGAGTTCGCACGGCTGACCGGCCAGCGGGCGCTGATTGTTGCGCCGTTGTCAGTGGCCCGCCAGACGGTGCGAGAGGCCGCCAAGATCGATGTGTCGGTTCACTACACCCGCTCCGGCTCAGACATTGTTGACGGCATCAACATCACGAATTACGAGATGCTCAGGGAATTAGACCCCGGCTTGTTCGGCTGTGTCGTGTTGGATGAAAGCAGTATCCTCAAGTCGTTGGACGGCAAGACACGTCAACTCCTGACGGAGATGTTTGGTGAGACGCCGTACAAGCTCTGCTGCACGGCCACGCCAGCGCCGAATGACATCGTAGAGATCGGCAACCATGCCGAGTTCCTGGGTATCATGACGGCGGTTGAGATGCAGGCCCAGTTCTTCACCCACGATGACGACGGCTGGCGGCTCAAGCGCCACGGCGTCGAGGGCTTTTACCGCTGGCTGGCATCCTGGGGCATGTCGATCCGTAAGCCGTCCGACCTGGGCTATGATGACGACGGCTACAATCTACCACCGCTGAATGTCGAGCCGGTGTATGTGAGCGTGGATTACAGTCCAGACGATCAACTATTCTTCACCGGCATGAAAGGGGTTTCGGACCGCATCGCCGTCCGACGCGAGACGGCTGAGGACAGGGTACACAAGACCGCTGAGATGGTCAATGCCAGCACAGACCAATGGATTGTCTGGTGTGGCCTCAACAGTGAAGCAGACATGGTTACGAAACTCATACCGGACGCCGTAAACGTCCAGGGGTCTGACAGCATTGATTACAAGATCAGCAACATTGAGGCGTTCCAGGACGGCCGCATCCGTGTGCTCGTCACCAAGGCCAAGATCGCCGGCATGGGGATGAACTTCCAGAACTGCCACAATATGGCTTTCGTCGGACTGTCAGACAGTTGGGAGCAATACTACCAGTGCATCCGGCGCTGCTATCGCTTCGGCCAACAGCACCCGGTCAATGCCTTGGTGGTTTTGGCCGATATCGAAGACGCAATCTACGCAAATATCATGCGCAAAGAGGAGCAAGCACGAACCATGTCACAAGCACTGATTGAGCACGTCCAGCAATTCGAGAAAGCCGAGATTGACGGCGCATTCGTCAACGGCTGGCAGTACCAGACCGACGACCAGCAGGGCCAGAACTGGCGCCTGATGCTGGGCGACAGCACCGAGCGCCTGGCAGAACTGGCAGACGAAAGCATCGATCTGTCGGTCTTTTCGCCGCCGTTCCAGTCACTCTACACCTACTCGCCCACGGAGCGCGACCTAGGCAATGCCCGCACAAAGAACGAGTTCCATGAGCACTTTGCCTACATCATCGAGCACCTTTACCGTGTGACGAAGCCGGGAAGGATCTGCGCCGTTCACGTTGCCGACGTTCCCGCCATGCTGGTGCGTGACGGCTACATCGGAATGCACGACTTCTCCGGTGACGTTATTAAGCAGTTCCAGGCGTGGGGATGGATCTTTGACGCCCGCATCCCGATTGACAAGAACCAGCAGGCTCAGTCGATCCGCACGCACTCCAAGGCGCTGACCATGACCCAGATGGGCAAGGACCGCTCCTGGCTGCGACCGGCGCTGCCTGACTACATCCTCAAGTTCCGCAAGCCCGGTGACAATGCCGTCCCGGTCGCCGGCGGGATGACCGGCGACGAGTGGATCGAGCTCGCCAATCCGACGTGGCCGAACGAGACTGACCGGGCAGCCGAGTGGGGAGCGTGGGCGACGTGGTACGGTATCCGAGAGAGCGACACCTTGCAAGGATGGCAGGCCGCCAGGGCCGCCGACGATGAGCGCCACATCTGCCCATTGCAGCTTGGCACAATCGAGCGGTGCATCCGGCTGTGGACTAACCCCGGCGAGGTCGTGCTAGACCCATTCAATGGCATTGGTTCGACTGGCGACCAGGCGCTGAGACTGGAACGCAAGTACATCGGCATCGAACTCAAGCCGGAGTATTTCCAGGTTGCTGTTCGCAATTTGTGCAAGGCCGAGAGCGATCTGCAAGTTGTTGACATATTCTCATGGGTTGAACAGGAAGCGGTAGCATAGCCCGTTTTCCCGCTGCTGACCCGGCAGCGCACGGACGTGCGGATACCGTCAGCGAGACGGCCCGCACGCCGGGCGGGTGCGGATACATGGATTGATGAAGCGATGAAGCACCGGGGCGCACCGGGAGCGCCCCAACCAACGAGGACACGATGGCAACCAAGACGTACCAGACCACAACCGAACAACCGACCGCACACGACCGCCCGCACCACCGGCCTGTGCTTGAGATGGTCGCGGTGTGGATGCTGGCAGCGGTCAGCGCGACCGTGGCCGTGCTGCTCGGCGGCGTGGCGCTGTCAATGGACGCAAGCACCCGCTTCACTGGCACGGTGCAGCTGGCGCTCGGCATCGTGGCGTTGCTATTCCTGGCGGCGGCTGTGGCGCTGTTTGGCTATGCACGGTTGGAGCATGGCGTAGCCTACGGGCGGCGGGAACGAGCGACCAAGAGCGGTGACGAGTGGGTTATCAATCTCAAGCGGGAGATACCCGTCAGCGACCGCGGCACAGTGGAAATGGAACCGACCCGCGTCAAATTGCCGGTTGAGCCGCGCTCGTTCGTGGACATCGTGCGACAGATGAAACGAACCGGCACGTCACGCGACAAGCGGCCCGCCGGCGTGGGTCAGCCGACCTGGACAAAGATCATGCGGGCGCTTGAGGAAATGGGCGGCGCCGAGAAGGGGCCGAACGGTTACGAGTTCACAGACGACCTCGACGCCCTGCTGAGGGATATCGATCAGTGGTAGTTACACCGTTACCGGGTAACTAACTACCCACTAACTAACCGCCTAACCACAAGGAATTCGACATAATGACCCGCATAATCACGCTGATACTCGCCCTGCTGGTGCTGCTCCCGCCCGCGCCCCGTTGCCGCGTTGACGTGTACCGGGGCAAAGCGTGGCTCGTTTGCCCGTGCAAGCGAGTGACGTATGTGTGCGAAGACTGGTGGCGCGTGCCGGTGTATCGGAGCCGCTAAGTGAAAGCCCTCGTGACGCTGGTCGCCGCCGTCTTCGTCGGCTCGCCCATTGTGGCCGTGGCAATCACGGTCGCCAGGGCCAGCCAGACGAGCATCGACCGCGCCGTCCTGCTGGCAGGCGTAGGGGTGTTCGCCCTGTGCCTGAGTGGGGCGGTGGCGATCATCATCAACGCGGCTGCCAACTACCGGGCGGCGGCGCTGCCGAAGCCGTCGCACCAGATCGACGCCCGGACGCAGCACATTGACGCCCGCCGTATGATGCTGGTAAACGCAAACGGTCAGCCGGTGGATCTTCCCGCCGGCCAAAGAATTGTAGAGGTGATGCAGTGAAAATATTCGCGTTACTGGCGTTGCTGACTGCTGCCGTTATCATAGGTTCACAGCAGGCCACCGACTTTGCAGCCGTGGCGGTTGGGATACCGTTTGGGATAGTCGCCGCGCTGCTATGGGCATCCAGTCGGCCATCGTTCGACGTGTGCCAGATCGAAACGGGATACGTTGACATCGTGCTGTTACCGCCAGTCGAGGTCGCGCAATGACCACCCGCAACCGCATTGACTGGCTATCGGCGCTGACATGGGCCGGCGTCATTATCCTGTGTGTAGTAATCATGTTCGCCGGTGCGTTCGTCGCCGGCTGGCTGTTGGTCCACGTCGTTGACTGGTTCGCTATCGTCGCCATGCCCGCCATTGTCGCGTGGGCGAACGGCGCGCCGAACCAGCGCGACGTGGTTGTGATTGGCGTGCTGGCGCTGCTGGCACTGTTGGCAGGAGAGATACGGAAATGAGACGCGAAGATTTTACCTACGTTCGCACGAAGCGCAGCCGTATCATTCACACTGTCAATCCACTGCATCCTCACTTCTTGCTGTGCGGTTGGGCAAATGACCATCGGCGCGAGCCGTGGGAGTATGACGCCGAACACATGCACTTTGATTGTGCTGCCAAGTTGCGCGAGTTCTGCCAGACATACGAGACGCCGGTCTTGAGGCGGCTAGACGAGAAACCGCGCAAACTGTCAAGAAGTGCGTGGGAAAATATCAAGCTGGAAGCAGCGCAAAAGGGCTATTGGGGAATACTGCGATGACGACGAAGGAGGCAACACCGGCACAAC